GGAGGAGTAGACACCTTAAACATATCTTTAGTTTGTATCCACTCTTGTTGAGGCTCAATGTCACTGTACACTACACCCTTACCCTTAGTGTGCTTATTTATCCATTTAACTAAAGCTCCATCACCTGCACAAGGCTCTAAGTAATAGAATTTAGTCTTAGGTAAATGCTCCACTAAAGGTAAAAATGCTTCTTCAGGAGTAGGGTAAAAGTCTCGTTCAATCCTGTCGAAGTTGCTTCTCTTGCCCATCTCTTGTCTTCCTGTTCATAAAGTCATCTGCTTCTTGTTGTAAGCTACTGGTTTCTTTACTCTTTTTGTCTTTATAGAATTTCTCAACCTCTCTTCTAAGTTTCTCTTCTTCTTGTTTCATTGTCTTTGACCCTTTGCAGTCTCTTAAAATAGGCAGCATTGAAGCCACGCTCCCACTCACGGTGTCCGTTTGTGTGTGTCTTATAGGGATTAGGTTTAAGATTTATGCCTGAGTTATCCATATAACCCTTCCAAAAGACATTAAAACCTCTATCGTATGCACTTTTCATATTAAGCTCCTATATCTACTATTTCACAGATGTCACCAGTACAAGCGAATGTCTGATTACCTGCTGTTGTGTCTACTTTTTCATACTCAGATAGCTTTGACCAGTTAATGCTGTCAGGCATCATCTCTTTCATTATGCCGTACTCACCTTCAGTACACTCTTGATATGGTGCTTGCTGATAAGAGTGATCTGAGTGTGGCAAGAATGATACACCTGACATCTCATCAAAGTGTTTAAACACAAACGCACCAACTTCCATCCACTCGTCATCTCTTACAGAAACCGTCACTGAGGGCTTATGTTCACACCAGTGCCTCTGGTACGTCAGCCACATTTCTAGCTGCTGTACGGCTGTTAAATCGGCTCTGACAACGCTTCCTTCAGGAGACTTAACAGGGAAGCTAAATACAGTGGTGTCATTAGGCTTAGTAACGTCAGGTTCAGACGGTATGCCTTGCTCTATCATAAATTGTGTAAGTGGGTCTTTGTTATCACCTCTTACAGTTCTAATATAGTACTTACTGTGTCTAGCGTGTATGCCTGATGCACTGTCCACAAGCTGTGACACTGTGCCACTAGGCTTAACACAAGTTATAGCAGCAGACATAGGTACTCCTAGCTTCTGTGACCACTCAGCGTTAGTCTTAATAGACACATTACGCAAATGTTCTAACGCTTGTTCTAAGCCATTTTTAGTGCCGTTAGTCAAAGGATTATCCATAATACCTGTAAGAGATACACCTAACAGTCTTTCTTCTTCTGTGTTGTGCTTCCATATCTTCCTTAGATAAGGAAAGTTAGTCAATGTAGATTGCACTGTTCCTAGTATAGTAGCAAGCTCAACCTTTCTAGCTAATGTATCTATATTATCTTCTGCTCTAACTACAACTTCTGTCAAGTTACAAAACTGGTAAGGTCTAAGTATAATCTCACTGCAAGGGTTAGTACCGAACTCATGGTTATGATCTCTGCGTCCATGCTTTTCGACTTGCTTCTTAGCTGACACCCTGTTGAATATGCCTCGTTCACCTGACTTAGATTCAACTAAACTAGACCACTCCCTAAGAAATGTCTCACCGTCAGGCTTATCAGTATAAGCTACTGAGTTGTTACTTAGAGCCATGTGTGGTGCGTTTTCCCACCACTTGCCTGACTTAGCGTGTCTCATTCGTATGTCACTCAGGTTAGATAAACTAATCATGGCTGATCGTCTAACACCACCTACAACTACAATCTCACCTATCTTACACATCAATGAGTGACAATCATAGCTAGAAAGCTTACGTCCTATGTTAGCTTTAAACATATTAACTGTGAAGTTAAACAGATCAACTAAAGGTGCAGGTCCACTTGCCCTACCACCAAATATCTTTAGCCTAGCACCTGCAGGTCTAACTTTAGATACATCCCATGTAGGTATCTCACCCATGTAGAGATGTCCTATTACTTTCCGTAGAGCCTTTGCCCAACCTTCTTTGCTGTCAGCTACTACTATAGTTGTATCGCACTCTTCTAACTCGTTAGGTATGTCAGGTAGCTTATTTACATACTGCCTTTCGACTGAGAAACCTACACCTGTACCACATAGTAGTATATACATAGCTTCATCAAAAGACTTAGGATCATCTACAGGGAGGTAACTACAGTTATATCCTGCTGTGTTATCTCTGTCTAAAGCTGCTCCTGCTGTCATTAAGGCTCTCATACTAGGCATAACGTCTAGCTTATGTATAGCATCCCACAATTCTTCAGGTGTATCGTAATCTAAACCTGCTCTGTCAGATATATAATCTACATAGCGAGATACAGTCTCACTCCATGTTTCTCTCTTTTGTTCTTCATCTAACCATCTAGCATATCGAGATGTTGCAATAAAGTTTTGATAGTCTGTTGGTAATGCGTTATTCATGGCTTGTCACCTTTATGTTTTTAATTTCTACTCCGTCTGCGTCATACATCAATGTCTCTATTAATTCTTGTACACTTTCTGTTTGACCTTCTTCATCTATAGATAGTACGTTCTCTTCAGGGTCTACCTCTAATGTCATAAATACCTTGAACTTCATGCCACTAAATCCTTTAAGTCAGGAGGCTCATAGTTTGGTCCTTTTAAGACTTTACCATCTTCTCTGTATATAGGTTTACCGTCTTCTCCTAGCTTAGACATATTACTAGCGTGTACTCTGTTAAAGGCTACTTGTAAGGGAAGCCCAAAAGCTACAGCCATACCAGATATAACGTACTGTAAGTCGCACAGTTCTTTCAATAAGTTTTCTCGTACTTCTAGTTTAGGCTTTCTACCTCTAGCCAAAGCTATAGACACATGGCTTATCTCTGACATTAGCTCTGTAAACTCTTCCACTATTAAGCTTCTGCGTAACTCCATACCATCTACGGTCATCACTTCATCTACAGGATGCCCAAATGCTGAGTGAAATTCTTGTAAGCTGTCTTCTCGTGATTTATAGTGCATATTCATTTATTCTCCTTTTCTGTTATTAATCTATCTAAATACCACTGTGCCTTCTTTAAGTCCTCTACACCACCTTTATATCTATATCGCCAAACATACTTCAAAATGTTACCTTGTAAATAGTATTCGTACCCTTCATCCGTAGCGGCATGGATAGCATCAATACATTCTACGTTAGCTTTATTGTAATGTGGAGGGCTATTAACCATATCATCAGTCTCGTCCATTTTTCTTCTTCCAATCTACATGTATTACGTTATCTTTTATTCCTGTTATTAACGGTGTGTCTTTTACCTCTGCACCTGTGTCATCATATATAGGTGCTAACGACCCATCTTCAAGTAACTGCGTCCTTTTGTCTCTAACCTTCATTAAGAACTCATCTTCTGTCTCTAGTAATGGTACAGTAGCTGTAACTAATGTTAGCATCTCTAGCATCAGGTATCTTGTTCGCTCATCCCAATCGTTGTCAGAGTTGTATAGTACTCTTATGCCTACATGTCCTGAAAATTCTCCGTCTTCTTCATCTTCTGTAGGAGTAAAGAGTATAACGTATTCGTTTTTATCTATCTCCATTATATTGCCCTTTTCTTTTTGAAGGGAAGAACCCCCAGTTGTACTCGCTTTTTTCTTTCAGTCAACCATTTTTGTGGAATAATTCTATGTGCATACAAAAAATCATTCTTTTCGCACCAATCTGAGTATCTACTTTTAGCTTTCTTATATAGTTTAGCGTTAGCATTACTAAAGACAAAACGTATATCTAACTTAGGGTACTGCTTCTTAATGCAGAGATGCTTTCGTCTATCTTCTGAATCAAACATACCCTTTGTCTCAATTATTATTCCGTTGTCTAAAATAAAATCAGGAGTGTAATGCCTGTACCTAAGATCTTCCCACTCTATCTTCAGAAGTTCATACCTTAGTTCTTTCTGGCACGACTTCAGGAAAGCGGCAATCTCTTTTTCCAGACCACTCCTGTATCTAAACTTATTATGCTTACGCATTAGCTACATGCGTATAGTAAACTGTTGGTGGAAACCTAGACTTAGAGACTTTAGAAGGTAGGGCTTGTATGTTATCCCAACACTTCTCTTTATAGGCACAGAAGCTACACTCTATTCCTAGCTTTCTATTGCCACTAGGCTTGCCGTAGTAAGTCTCGTCTTCATCTTCATAGCATCTCTTAAAAGGTTCGTCTTTCTCAAGATACTCTATAGTGTCTTCTATTTTGTTTATCTCTTCATCTACGTTTAGGTTCTCAGCTTCTACGTACTTAAAGTTTCCTGTGTTCTTGTTTATTACCCACCAACCACCAACGTCATTGTCTGACGCTTTAGCGTATCCTGTTAGTTGAGCTACATAGCCAAAGCTATCTCCTGCTTTTAGTGTACTGAAGTCTTTAAACTTATTGTCGTAAGACCAAGAAGAAGCAGACTTTATATCGTCAACTTTACCATCTAACACCATGTCGTACTCACCCTTTATGTTAGCGTGTTTAGTTTTTAATACAACCTGTCCACTATCTTCAAAGTCTACTTTAGCTGCTCTCATCACACCCTTAAAGACAGCTTCAACTATATCACCTAGTAGCATGTTTATTAGGAAGTGAGAAGGTAGAGGCTCTTTGCCATCTGGGTCACTCTTATCAAACCAAAGTTGACATCTCTTTCTTCCTATATTCGACATACGAAGTCTAAACTTATCTCTAGGCGAACCTCCTGAGAACTGCCGATCCACTGCTTTCTTAACGTCATCAGCTATTTTATCAAGGATAGATTGATCCACTTCAGCCTTACCTTTAACTGCTTGCTCTAAGAAAGAATGTATCGCCAGTTCTGCAGGATGGTTCATGCTACTTACTCCTCGTCAATTTCAACTATTGAGCCTACAATATCAGAGTCTTCTTGGGAGAGAACCTCCTTATTGTTTTCTGCCCAGTAGTTAAGAACCATAGAGTTAGTAGCTTCCACCCACTCAACAAAGTTATTCAAGACCTCCTGATCGTCAAGAGTAACTTCAACAGACTTACCCAATTTAGCTTGGATAACACCATAGGTAGCTCCTGTAGGAATACTCTTTACTTCACCAGATAACAATATTTCATAATGTATTGGTAATCTATTCTTCTTTTGAATAGTATTGTAAATAGCATCCATGTTTTTGTAGCTTTCTCTGTTCTTTACATTCATAAAGAAAGGGAACTCTTTTACATCAACAGGCTCACCGTTTTCGTCCATTGGTTTGTCGAGTGTACACAAGCCAAACATCACTTTGACTCGCTTGGTCTGACGCATGAGTTCCTGTGTTTTTTGGGGGAGAGCCTTGAAATCCTCAACGTAGCCTGAAGGTCTACCACAGTTATATCCACCATAGTTATCCTTTAAGTCTTGGTTAAGCGATTTCGCCAACACAGTTTTCAACATGCGTCCTTCCTTACCTTCATCACTTTTATAGTTTCCATCCCATCTTTGGAACTGAAACCTTTGCATAAAAGGTCTGATGGTAACTGTAGGACTGTAGTACATACTACCGTCAGGAAAGGTCACAGAGTAAGAAGAAGCTTTAATAACTGCAACCTCCATGTCCTCACCGTCTACATTCTTAGTACCCATAATAGGCTGATGTATTTGTTTAACTTCAGCCAAGGCTGACCTTGAAGTACCACTTGATTGTGACACTCCCATAATATCAGCTAATGCTGAAGGGTTACTTTCAATTACACTTAAATTATTTTCCATATAGTTTTTACTCCTTTTTAAGTAAGTTAGTGATTCGCATTATACACTAAATATCAACAGTGTCAAGCCAATTATTACCTATTTTAGCTTCTAGTAACATTGGTACGTTAATATCTATATCGTAGTACGATTCAATTATGTCAGACAACTTGTCATTTATTTCTTGGATTATCCCCAAGACTGCTTTCTCCTCAGATGGATGGACATCTATCACCACAGAATCGTGAACTGTGTTTACTAGTAGACTATTTAATCCGTCTATATCTAAACGCTTCTCTATCTCTAGGAGTACGATAGGAACTATGTCTCCTGTAGCAAAGCCTTGTACAGGGTAGTTCTTAATCATAGTGAAATGAGAAGGGTTGCCATTAGTCCTCCTCTCTACATCAGGAAACGCATATTGTCTTCCTGAAGGTGTAGTTATTTTGCCTAAGTTAATAGCTTCATTGCCTAGCTTCTTGTGCCACTTAGCTATACCCTTATACTTAGATGTAAAGTGAGTGTAGTACTCAGCCTCTGCTTTACTCCTGCCATACCCTGTAGCTCCGTATAACGGTGCAAAGGTATGAGCTTTAGCTTCTTGTCGTGATGTTGGTTGACCTGCATCAGATATAACTTTAGCTGTATAGCTATGAACATCAAAGCCTGTCTCAACTTCTTTCATAGCTGTCTGGTCTTGAGATAACAAAGCGGCAACTCTAAACTCTAGCTGTGCAAAGTCAGCCTCTATAATCTTACCTCCATTCCATCTGGATACAAACACTCGCTTAACAGGGAACGTACCTCCTCTAGGCATATTCTGCATGTTAGGGTTTCGCCCTGAGAACCTGCCTGTAGCTGTAACGTGCTGAGTTAAACCTACATGGAGCAACCCATCAGGCTTAGTGAAATTGTGTATGCCTTCAACAAAGCTAGATAAGTAACTAGAGATAGCACTCTGACGCTTTAAGTCAGACAGGAAGTCGTATGCTGTGTCCATGTTCTTACTCTTAGCGGCTGACATAAGCGTTTCTAAGTTGCCTTTACTGGTAGTAAAACCATTGGCACTTACCCAATCCTTAGATGGAGGTGCAAAGCCTAGCCCTGCCATAGTGCTAGTTTCAGTGTACAGGTATCCTTTAGCTTCACATGCGTCACACTTAGTAGGCTTGGCAAAAGGCTTCCCATCCTTTCTAGTCTTACGCACCTTGCCAGTGCCATTACACTTTAAACATGTGTGTGCCTTAGTTCGCATCATCATGTCACTATTAGACTTGTATGCTGATATAAACTCATCCTTAGTGTTTACATAATCAAACAATACAGCCCATTCTTTTTTGTTCCGTACCTTCCTAGAGTATATTACTTGGCTAACTTGTTCTGGTGAGTTAAGGTTGATAGGAGTGTCACCCATAATAGTTTTTACTGTAGTGTTTAATCTCTGTTCTATCTCTGCTAGTTCTGTCTCAAACTGCTTTCTCACTTCAGCTAGGGCATCTTTGTCTATCTTAAAGCCACTCATGTACATCTTAGTAAGGGTCTTACAAACGTCATTGTTTATATCCCTAACTCCAAGTAGAGACTGTGCCTCTGGAGCTTCATACTCTTTCTCTAACCTATGGTACAAGCATTTAGTTACGTATAGGTCTTGCTCTAAATAACCTGATAACTCAGCCAATGGTATCTCATTAGTGTTATATCCGTCAGCAAAGTATTTCTTTAGAGTGTCTTGCTTCTGGTAGCCTAGTTCATACCTATCTGCACAAGCCTCAAGAGATACAGAGTTCTTTTGTCCTCTTTGTAATAAGTATTCAGCTAACATGGTATCGTACACTGTGCCATCGTACTTAAACCCACATGCCCACAACCACTGTAAGTCGTGCTGTAAGTTGTGTCCTATCAGGAGTGTCGTTTTATCTAGTACAGCCTGTAGTTGTTTCCTTTGCGAACCATCAGTGTCTTGCTTCTCAGTGTGGTCATAAGTAAACACATGAGGTT